CGCGGCATCCCTGTGGCAGGTCTGCCGTCCACAGGGATGCTGCTTGACCGAAAGTTTTCCGGCGTCGCGCTTGACCGCATTATCTCGACCGCTTGGGCGCTGGCATCGGAGAGCAGCGGAAAGCAATACGCTATCCGCTATACGCCTTCGGGGCTGCTTGTCAAAGAGCGCGGCGTCAGCGTGGAAAGCCTGGTTTTGAAGGCTGCCGGCAATCTGATGGAGGCCGTGACGACGGAGGACGCCACGCAGCTCGTCAACAGCGTGGCCATCTATGACGCAAATGGAAACTTCCTGCGCCGTACCGGCGACGACACGACGCAGAAGCTGCTCGGCGTTATGGAGCGGCACATCACGCAGCGCGAGAATACCGACGCCACCGCCGAGGCAAAAAAACTCCTTGTGGATGGCGCGGTGCAGCGTAACGTCACCGTCAACGTGCTCGGCGATACGGCATTGCTGACCGGAGAAACGGTCGTTGTCCGTGAGAGCGCGACCGGCCTGCAGGGCGTTTTCTGGATCGACGCCGATGTGCATACATGGAAGCGGGGGAACTATTATTGCTCGCTCACGCTCAACTGCAGGAATGTGGTCTCAACGACGCTGGCGGGAGGTGAGATCACATGAGTGAGGAAAGAACGGCGCGAGACCCTTTTGTTGGTCTGAATCGGCTTATCGAACGGCGAGCAGAAGAGACGCAGCGTTCCTGGTACGCGATCGGCAAGGTCCTGTCCGTTTCGCCGCTGAAGATCCGTGCCGACGGCATGGATCTCGACCGGGAGGATCTTCGCGTGCCGGAATCCCTTTTCCCGAATTTTGCGCCAACGGCGCAAGGCCGAGGCATCCAAGCCGTCTTACCGGAAAAGGTCTTTGAGGGGTACTGCGAGATATGGGTCAACGGCGGAATTGTTCGCGGCGACGCCTTTGTTACGCGCCCGGCGGAGACGGTGCAGAGCAAGGTGCCGCTTGCTGCCGGTGACGAGGTCCTGCTGCTGCGCTCCGGTGACGCGCAGACCTATTATCTTATCGAAAGGATGGTGAAGCTATGAGCCTGTTTCCGCTTATCAGCGTGCCCGATTCGGGCACGGCGGACGGCACGCTGCCGCTTCCGCGCGAGGTCGCATGGGACTTTGGAAGGGATCAGCCGATCTGGCGCGGCGGAAATCCGGTATTCGTGACGGGTGCAGATGCTGTGCTCGTCTGGGCATGGAATGCGATCAAGACCGAGCGGTACCGGCACGACGTCTTTACACACGCTTATGGGCAGGATATCGCGGCACTGGTCGGAAAGCCGTACAGCGAGGGCGTCCGGCAGTCCGAAGCGGTCCGGTGCATCCGAGAGGCCTTGATGATCAGCCCCTATGTTGAGGCGGTCGATCAGGTCAGCGTGCAATTTCTTGGCTCGGAGCTGAAGCTATCATTCATGATGAAAACGATTTACGGGGAGGTCACACTGAAAGATGGCACAATCTCCATTTGAAACAATGACGCCGGAGAGCCCGAAGAATGAAATGCTCGCCCGCGTCAAAGAAAAGGGTGTCGATATCGACGCCCGGGAGGGAAGTTATGCGAATGTGCTGCTCAGCGAGGCCGCCTATGTCATGTGGAAGTACGGTCAGACGCTGAATGGTTTCATGAGCATTATTTTCCCGGATGCATCGAGCGGCGAGTATCTCGACCTGCACGCGGCGCAGATCGGCATGAGCCGTCAGAGCGGTGCAAAGGCGAGCGTTACCGTCACCTTTACGGGTACAGACGGTACGGAGATTCCCGCCGGCACGATTGTCTGCACACCGTCCGCTCTGCGCTTTCTTACCGCAGAGAATATCACGATCGCGGATGGGACGGCATCAGTGCTCTGCACGGCGGAAGAGATCGGCGCGGACTACAATGTGCCGGAGGCGACCGTCACGCAGATGGCGGTCAACGCGCCAGGCGTCAGCGGCGTAACGAACGCTGCAGCAGGCACCGGCGGTGCAGATGTGGAAAGCGATGAGGATCTCTGGACGCGCTATCACGAGCGGCGTACGCAGACGATCACAAGCGGCAATGCCGGACATTACGTTATGTGGGCCAAGGAGACCGCCGGCGTATCCTACGCGCTGTGCGTGCCGCTGTGGAATGGAAACGGCACGGTAAAGGTCGTTATTGGCGGCGCGGATCGTGGTGCGGTAGACGATGCGATCGTCGCGGCCTGCGCAGCACACATCAGCGCCGAGAAGCCCATTGGCGCGACGGTAACGGTCGTATCGGCCAAGGAGATGGTCGTTCCGATCACCGCAGCGATCACGATGACTGACGGCTACACGCTCGAACAGGTCCGCGCGGAGTTGTCTTCAGACATCGGGACGCTGCTCGCATCACTACCCTTTGCGGAGGCACAGTCCGTCCCCTTCAGCCGCTTCCTGGCTTGCTTGCTGGGGTGCGCGGGGGTGTCGGACTATTCTGCCTTCACCGTTAATGGCGCGAGTACCGCGCTCGCTGTCGCTGCCGGTAAAGTTCCCGTGCTCGGTGAGGTCACTATCACGGCCACGGCCGTCACATAAGGAGGGCCTATGCAACGCGAACAGGTGCCGGTACGCTATCGGCAAAACGCACAGACCGCGGCGCTGCTCGATACACTCGGCCTGACTGCGGATGAGCTGGCCGTTCTTGTGGAGGATGTGAAAGCACAGTTCTTTGTCGGTACCGCCACATGGGCGCTGCCGCTTTGGGAAGCGCAGGTCGGTATCTCGGCGAAGCCGGGGACCTCGGACGATGCGAGAAGGGCTGCGATCCGGACACATCTCGTCGCAAGCGGCAACACCAATGAGGAAATGGTGAGCGGCATTGCGACAGCCATGACCGGCTATGCCGCCGAAGTCCAGACAAACAACGATTACAGCTTCACACTTCGATTCCGCGGGGCGACGACCGAACTCGTTCGGCTCGACCGATCATCGCTTGCCGATGCGATCGAACTCATCAAACCGGCGCACCTGCGCTTTATCATTTCGGGGCTGACTTGGTACGCTCTGGAGTCGGTCGGAATGACGTGGCAGCAGATCGAAGACGCCGAATATACCTGGGACCAATTTGAAGGCTTGACGCCCGTCTATGGTTCCGACGACTGAGAGGAGAATGAAAATGAGCAAACCTGAATTCAAAGTAAATGGGCATCGCTGCAGTTATATTTCCAGCCCCGATCTCAACGGCAGATATCATCTGCACCTTGATCGTGAATGGCCCGAGAACACCATCGAAGCCATTGAGCAGGTCGACTGGTCGAAGATCACGGTCGAGAAGGCTCGCGATGACGCGATGAGATGCTGGCTCCCGGATGGGTACACCTTCCGTCTGGAGGATATCAGCTATCTCAACGGAGACAAGACCTATGTTGTGTCCGTCCGCACGGACAAGCAGAGCTATGGCGATGTTACGCCGTATCAGGTGCAGATCGAGAGCCTGAACGCTGCCGTCGCCCAGAAGGATACGCAACTCACCGAGAGCGAAGAAAACCTTGCCGCTGCCAACGCGCAGCTGGCGGAACTGGAGGCCACCTATGATGCAAACTGAAAAGCTCAACGCCATTAAGGGCGCGATCACGGACGGAAAGCTCGTGCGGGCCGCCGGCGGCATCACGCAGCGCACGGAGCAGAGCGACAAGCTCGGCTTTGACTGGAGGATCTTCACCGTCAACGACGTGGACGTCCGAAAGGATTACGTCGAGCAGGCAAATCTGGTCGGCATGAGCGCCGACAATCCCATCGAATACACGGAGGGCGTGCCGCTCATCAACAATGCCTTCTACCGCGTGGACGGTGTGATCAAGGTCTACATGGACGGCTGGGTAGACTGGGAGGGCTGACGTGACCGCCTATGAGGCTGCCGTCCAGGAGAAAGACCAGCTTTATGCGCGCATTCAGCTCGTCCGGGAGGAGATCAAGCAGGAGCAGGACCCCGGAAGACGTGGAGAGCAGAAAGGCCGTCTTCGCATCCTGTTCGAGATGTACCACGAGAGTCTTGACCGGCTCGATGCTCTTCGCCCACCGCAGGAAAAGCGGCACAAGGCGGTCAAGCGGACGGTCATACACACCGGTGCTGCCGGAGCAGATGTCAACAGCTTTGATTTTTTCGAGCGCTGCGGAGTGACCTTCGCGGACCTCGAAGGAAATCAAGTCCGTTGGGATGACCTCGGCTCGGACAATGGCGAGAGCCGCGCACGGCTCATGAGGGCGCTCCGGCGCGGCCGCGCGGCGGTCTCAGACCGCCAGCGCGAAATGCTCGATCTCCTCCTGCAGGGCAAGACCGCGACGGAGATCGCCGAGCAGCTCGACGTGAACAAGGCCACGGTCTCCCGCACGCTGCTCCGCGCGAAGAAGGTCCTTAACGATAAGGCGGAGGATCTGCGCCAGGAGGATCTGCGCGAGCATCCGAACCGTCTTGACCTGGCCGAACCGGAAACGGCGCGCTATGTACTCTCCCGCCTGACGGAGACGCAGGCCGTGTATCTCTACCTCTACTATGGCGAGTGGCTGGATATGCGCTCGATCGGCGCACTGCTGGGCGTGGACCATTCGACCGTCTGCCGCACGATCCATCGCGCGGCCGGCCGCATCCGTGCCCTCTGCACCGACGGCAGCGGCGTAGAGCTGCTGGGCGTGGACGCGCTCGAGCCGGCGCTGTATGCGCTCTACCGGCAGCACGCAGCGGACGATCTGATCCCGGAGCGGGCCAGAGCCGCGGCACGCAGGGCGACCGCCTCCGGAGCCCAGAAGCGGCAGGAGCGGACGCCGGATCGCACGCTGATAACGGCGCCGATATGGGGCCAGCGAAGGCACCGCGCAGCGGCGCAGAGCCGTCTCCTGCGTGCGTTGGAAGACGCGGCGGCTCAGCGTAC